TTCTATGCAAGATTTAGCGCAAGGCACTTCCGATGTCATTGTGGGCTTGGCGGATATAGCCTCAGGTCTAAAAAATTTAGGTGGGCTTGGAAACCTTAAAGGACCTAGAGGTGGCAAGTTAAGTGAAGCTTTGACTCCAAATTTGGATATGATTCCTTTGCTTGGACCGATCCTTAATACAATTAGACGAAGAGGTCAGGCGATAAATACTCCGGGCATGGGTGGTTATCCTAGTTCTGCTCTTGGCCCCGGCTACATTGATCCTAGTGCTGCTAAACAAAAAAAGGCTGACGCGGATGAAGTAAAGCGATCCAAAACTTTAGCAGCTTTGCAGAAGAAATCACTCGACGCACAGAAAAAGCAGAATGCTTTGACTAAGGCATCAAAGATTTTAGACCTTGATCGCATTAGCATTACGGCAGCCCTACGCAATAACATTAGCGAAACCGATCGCTTATCTCTTAATTTGCAACTAGCTTTGCTTGATAAGAATGATGAGAAAGCACTTAAGTTATCTGCAGAATTGAGTGAGGCAGTAAAGCGCCAGAATGATCTTAAGGCTGCATTACTTTCAACCCCAGAAGCGCCTAACCCTTATCGCAATTGGAAGCCACCTACATTTGTCGGCCCAGTAATTCCTGAAAGTATGACACAGCCTAGTGGTTCAACCGATCCTGATATTGGCAAGCCTGTCCCTGATTTTGTGGTGCCGGACTGGGTAAAAGAGATTGCTGGTTTTTCTACAAAAGCAGCCGGAGACTATTTGGGTATTGGCGCTGTAGGCGGAGCTAATGCAGCAACTACTATAAACCTTGCAGTTACTCTTGATAGTGACGTCATCGGCAATGCTGTTCGAGATGTATCTCTCAATGACTCACTTTCAGGATCATTTAACACGATCGCTCGTGCCTACCGATTCCCAAGTACGCTTCCATGAGTCTTCCAGCCACCATCTCTGTTTCCTTTGACTTCTCTCAAGGTGCTACATTTGGATTTCCTTTTACTATTGGCGATCCACTTAACGGCGTAATCGGGGTATCTCAATTCGCATCAAGTGAAGTACCAGAACCTGTTATCGATCTAAGCTCACAGACTCGCCAGATCACAATCAGGCGTGGTCGCAATATTATGCGTGATACTTATGAGGCTGGCACTTGTACTGTTAGAGTCATAGATGAAACCGGAGCGTTCAACCCCCAGTCCGTAACGAGCCCTTACTTTGGATATTTGACTCCCCTGCGTAAGATTCGCGTGGCGGCTACTACTGCTACTACCCAGTCATTCTTATTTTCTGGATATGTTACAGACTATAAGTACACCTATCCTCAAGGTCAAGAACTAGGCTACGTCGATATATCTTGTGCGGATGCCTTTAGATTGTTCGCCATGGCTAACGTCTCTACTATCGCAGATTCCGGCAGTGGGCAAACCACCGGCACGCGCATAGGCAAAATTCTTGATCAAGTAGATTTTCCCTCATCAATGAGGATTGTCGATGCAGGTAGCACGTCCTGTCAGGCCGATCCGGGTACTGTCCGATCTAGCCTTCAGGCTATTCAGGTAGCGGAGTTTACAGAGCAGGGGGCATTCTATGTCCGAGCCGATGGTGAAGTAGAGTTTAAGGATCGTGCAGATGTAGTGGGCTCTTTGGCGCCAACAGCGATTCAGTTTAATCAAACTACAGGGATTCCTTATTCTAACCTGCGCTTTGCCTTTGATGACAAGTTAATCATCAACAGCGTCACGGCAACGAGAGTCGGAGGAGTCAAGCAATCGGCAGTAAACGCAGACTCTATTGCTAAGTATTTTCCCCATGGCATGAACGTAGAAAACCTCGTAGCCCAGACAGATGCGCAAGTCTTAGACATTGCTAAAATCTTTTGCGCGACCCGTGCTGAGACAACAATCAGAATTGATGCCATGACGATCGATCTACTCGATCCTAACGTGCCTACTGACACGATTATTGGGCTAGAGTATTTCGACAATGTAGAGATCACCAACGTACAGCCTGATTCGAGTACAATCGTTAAGACCTTGCAAGTGCAGGGCTTGGCGTGGGATATTACACCGAACAGCATGAAGTGTACGGTCACGACGCTAGAACCGATTGTGGAAGGTTTCATCATCGGGAGCAGTACTTACGGTATAATCGGACAATCCATAATGGGATATTAGGAGAAAACAATGGCAACAGGCTTTCCAGCGACAACAGGCGACATCTTTACAGCGGCAGACTATAACGGCCTAGTCACCTTTGAGATCAAGGCAGATCAGACAGCCGACTACACGCTTACTGTTGCCGACTCTTATCAAGTCCTAGTCCCTATGAATAAGGCTACAGCGATCGCCTTGAAGATCCCTACCAATGCGACAGCGGCTATCCCTGTCGGCTCATGCATCACTATTCTTAACGAAGGTGCTGGACTCTGCACAATCTCGGCCGTCACTTCTGGCACTACTACAGTCTTATCGGCTGGCGCAGTAGCGGCCTCACCTACCCTTGCCACCAATAAGGCGGCAACCTGCGTGAAAGTGGCCGTAGATACTTGGTACATCCTTGGGGCTATTGGGTAATGCTTAATAATCTTGCAGGAATTTATTCGCCAGTTGCGCCACCACCAAACCTAACTGTCAATTATTTGGTTATTGCTGGGGGTGGTGCTGGGCCTAGCAATGGCACAACTGGAATTGGCGGCGACGGTGGCGGCGGCGCTGGTGGCTATAGATGCTCCGTAAGTGGAGAATCATCTGGCGGCGGCGCAAGCGCAGAAACACCTTTAGATTTACTTACAGGGACAAATTACACGATCCAAATTGGCGGTGGTGGTGCGGCAAGTACTACTCCAACTTCAGGTGAAAATAGTATTTTTGCTACTATTACATCTAGCGGCGGCGGCGCTGGTGGATTTGGAACTGGTAACGGCGCTGCAGGCGGTTCTGGTGGTGGTGGTTCTAGTTTTCCGGGCGCTGGTGGCAATGGCACAACAAATCAAGGTCGTGCTGGTGGTGCTGGGTCAACTTCTCAATTCGCTGGTGGCGGTGGTGGTGGTGCAGCAGTTGTCGGTGGAACAGGTGGCGCCAACGCTGGTGACGGTGGGAATGGAGTTAGTTCTTCTATTTCAGGATCAGCAACCACTCGCGGTGGCGGTGGCGGCGGCGGCGGTGCGCCGTCTGGAATTGGAACTGCTCTAGCTGGTGCCGGAGGAACAGGCGGTGGCGGTGCAGGTGGTCGTGATGCAAACGCAACCAATGGAACAGCAAACACAGGTGGCGGCGGTGGCGGCACTGGCGGAACAAACGTATCTGGCGGTAATGGCGGTTCTGGAGTTGTGATTTTGAAATATGAAGATACAAAAACCATTACTATCGGCGCAGGATTAACAGGATCAACAGCCGCACCTTCTGGTGGATTTAAGGTAACTACGATTACCGCTGGTACAGGAAATGTGAGTTGGGCATAATGGCACATTACGCATTCTTAGACGACTCAAATATCGTTACGGGAGTTATTGTCGGCATTGATGAAAATGAACTCATTGAAGGACTTGATCCTGAAACTTGGTACGGCAATTTTAAAGGCCAGATCTGCAAGCGCACGAGTTACAACGGCAAGATTCGCTATAACTACGCAGGAATTGGATTTACCTATGATCCAATCGATGATGCATTCATTGCACCTATGCCCGACTGTGGGCACGACGAAATTGCACTTAATGATCTTAAGAGATGGGAGTGCAGTAACGATGAGCATCAAGCCATTACTTTGTAAGGCAGGGCAACAGTTACGCGAGCAATTCGATGACACCTTCCCAGATCGTGATCGGCGTTCCGATGGATGGATCGGCGATCTCCGTCATTCGCTCCGTGTTTCTGACCACAATCCTGATCCAAAGGCTGGGATGGTTGTCAGAGCAATCGACATTGACAGAGATGTACATAAGTCAGGCAAGCCCGACCTCATGCCCGATATTGCAGATCAGCTTCGACTCGCGGCCAAAACAGGCGAAAAGCGAATTGCCTACGTTATCTTCAACGGACGAATTGCATCGTCTCGCATGGGCTGGCGCTGGCGAAAGTACACTGGGAGCAATCCGCATAATCATCATTGCCATGTCTCTTTCACTAAACAAGGCGATGCAGATGGTTCGTTCTTTAATATCCCGTTACTAGGAGGCACAGTATGAACATGAAACATCCAATCGTTATCTCAATCGGTGCCTTCTTGGCTGTTTGGGGTACAACATCTAACTTCGCTTTAGACTATCGCGCTATTCTCGGCTCGATCGTTGCAGGCGTGTTTGGATACGCGAGCCCTAAAAAGTGACACAGACAGATTTCTTTACTCTCTACTTTGCAAGCCTAGCCGTGATCGGTGGCCTTGCAGGGTTCGTCATTACTCACTTGCTGTCTGAAATTAAGCGCCTTCATGCGCGTGTCGATGAGATATACAACATACTCTTAGAGCGATAATTTTTGCCATGGCAAAGAAGAAGGTCATTGACCTAGACACTTACAATGCACTGGATCAATATGCTATTTGTATGCACGAGTTCTATAAGTCTTTGCGTCGTGCAGGTTTTGCCGTTGATCTATGCCTAGCGATCATAGTAGAACGATCAGCTTATCCTGATTGGCTTATGCCATCGATCCCTGACCGAGTGGATCGCATACCCTACGAGGACGACGACGAGGATTAATGAAGCGCATTGTCATAGTGA